ATTATAGATAGCACCACTGTTGGGATTGCTTAAATCAATAATTGTCATTGTGGTGTTATTATACAATGCCGTATCAAACTCATAAAATGTATTAGGAAATTCAATTGACGTAAGGGCAACCGAGTATACATTTTTTATGGTACGTGGAAGTGTAAATATAAAATTAGATGACTGTGATGAACTGAACGAATCTGTAGGTGTTGTTCCAGCTAAAGTCCCCCCTAGTATTAAATTACCTGATTCATCTAGAGATGTATTTGCTGCGGGGGTTGGGAATAATTGAGCGAGAATTGTGTTTGTTTGATTTGTTAGTTTAGTATAATCGCGAAATCGACTATCAATATTAAATGAATAAATTTGAATATCTTTTTCGTATCGTATACTATTTTTGCCCTTGTCGGTGAATTGTGTTGGTTTAGGAATTGTTTCTGGATGTCCACGATTTCCAGCAAATTTTTTAAATGCATCCTGATCAGCTACTTCACTTATATCGTAGTCGCGTTCTTGGTGACCGTCGATATCGGGTTCCTCGTCTTCTTCTGTAAAATCTTCTTGTAAATCTTTAGTTTCTCGATAAGTCTCTGCTAATAATTCTTGATATGATTGACTTGCCATTATTCTTGTATGTGCAAAAATGTGAAAGTCTTTATTTAACTATAAATTAAGAATGCTATCGGCAAGTGAATATCTTGCATTTTCAAAACTTGTTACATGCCCGGGTCCAAGCGGTAGTAGTGGTGCTCCTGGTGCTCCTGGTGCTCCTGGAATAAATGGCGCATCCGGCGTTAGTGGTCCTACGGGACCTACGGGTCCTACGGGTCTTTCTGGTGCCACAGGTCCTACAGCTTCTACAGGTCCAACAGGTCCTGCAGGAATCTCCTCAGCTCCTTCAGGAAGTATACTTATATTCGCAGGAACCACTGCTCCGACTGGTTGGCTTTTGTGCGATGGTAGTGCCGTTACCAGAACAAGATATTCGGTATTATTTGGAGTTATTGGAACAACATTTGGAGCCGGTGATACAACAACTACGTTTAACGTTCCCGATTTAAGACAAAAAACAGTTGTTGGTGTTGGTACAACTACGACAAATAATTATGCGCTTGGCGGTACTGGAGGAGAAGAAAACCACACATTAACTGTTAATGAAATACCTGCACACACACACGAAATTACTGATCCAGGGCACTTTCATGGTCAAGGCGGTACATCTGGTGGAGCTGTTCTCGTTGGTAGTGGTGCAAATAAAGCAGACCAGTCTAACACTGCCAGTGCAGTTACAAACATAACCATAAATAACGCCGGCGGCGGAGCGGCTCACAATAATATGCAACCATATTTAGCTCTCAATTATATCATTAAAATTTAAGCTTCTTCAAATCAGAAAGCCATAACTGTTTGGGAGTCGTTCCTTCAAGTTCACTAATTTGTTTCTTAAGTTCAGCAAGTTCCTTCTCGTGCTTAGTTGCATTTGTTAGGGTCAATGAAGCAATAGGAAGATTCATCAGATAATCATAAGATTCCTTGATGAGTTCAAACTTTTCCTTCTTGAGTAGAACATCACATTCTTCACGAGTCTTACGACGAATGTCCGGAACAGGCTTCTCCTGACACTGCTGACGGATAAATCGAACTACATTTTCGTGGTAAGGTAACTTGTCATTCAGAACCTTGAGTAGGTGTTCGCGACGCTTTGCATAAAGTTCAAGTCTTACAACTGCAAACTCAGATAGGATCTCGTTCGGAGTATTGTACTTGTGAATCACGCACTTGGAATTGAATGCATGCATGTTCGTTAGTTTGATCTTGTCGGTCAGCTGCTTCTCAACTGCAGCTACATCAGCACCAACCTTTACCTTCACAAGAATATCCATGTCCGTTGATGTATCTGTAAAGTCCTTAATAATTCCATCGGTAACCATTTTGTCAAGCGTCTCCCGGAAGTCAGCTGTCCACGTTCCGACTGGAAGTTCCGTAATTGTCATCATATCTTTCTCAGTCTTCCAAACACCTTTTACAATGTAATCATTCTTTGCATCTTTTACGATTGTACCCTTGAATCCTTCGTAATAAGGTACAAATTCACGCTCAAGTCCGGTTCCCTTCTCAAGCCATTCGGTAAGTGCAGCCTTAAGCTCTTTTGGATTGAAAGATGGAATGTTAGTACTATATCCGGTACCAATGCCACGAGAACCGTTCACGAGTAGCATGGGAAGAATGGGTGCATACCATTCGGGTTCTACAGGAGTACCATCGTCATCCCGATACACTAGACAGTCTAGATCATCAGCAGGTACAAGATGTTGAATGTAAGGCTGTAGGAATGTGTGAATATAACGGGGCGAAGCTGAATCCTTACCACCCTGAAGACGAGTACCAAACTGACCTTCCGGTACAAACCACGCGATATTGTTTGAACCTACAAAGTCCTGAGCCATGGCTACAATTGCTTCCGTCAGCGATGCCTCACCGTGATGGTAACCAGAATGCTCAGATACATATCCTGCAAACTGAGCTACACGAATTTCATTCTTCAAGTTTCTCTTAAATGCAGAATATAGGATCTTACGCTGCGACGTTTTGAGGCCGTCCATTACATTCGGAATTGATCGCTCCAAATTATAATTCGAGAAGTGAATCAGATCCTTGTGTACAAACTCCTCGTATGGAACACGCTGTCCGGGGTTCGCATTAATAATTTCACTACGTGAATACGTCTTGAGCCAATCTTTGCGATCATCGGCCAAGCTTTTGTTGAAAGCCAGCTCAATCGATTTATCACTGGATTCGTCAGTATACGAATACGGTACAATGTTCATGGTCTTAAAATAGTCTTTGGCTTCGTCGCGAGTTGAAGTACCAAGTCCCTTGTAGTACTTAACCTTCCAACCCTTAGAAGCATCAGTCTTTCGCCATTCCTCATAATCGTACTGAGTATAGAATGACTTTACATTAGAACCTTTCGTTGCCTTTACAATTGGAGTGGCCATGTAGGTAATGAAGTTAGGCACCTGAATGAGTTCGTGCCATAGCTCGTGAAACATATTAATGAGTAGACCACGAATGTGAGAACCATCATAATCCTGATCGGTCATGATCAGAATCTTTCCATAACGAAGTGACTTGATATCATTGTACTTTTTTCCTGATTCCAAACCCAGAATCTTCTTCAAATTTGCAACCTCTTCGGTCTGTTCTACTTTGCGAACAGACGAATCTTTCACGTTAAGTAGCTTACCACGCAGAGGAAAGACGCCATAGAACTTTCGCTGTTCCTGTGATAGACCAGATAGAGCCATCGCCTTAGCTGAATCTCCCTCTGTGAGAATGAGCGTGCATTCGTGACTCTTAGTTGTTCCGGCCTGCGTTGCATCATCCAGTTTAGGAACACTAATTTTACTGTGTTTCTTTCCATCGGTCTTTGCGTTCTCTTTATTATCCTTTACATTTTGCTGTTCAAGCACTTTCTCAACAATATTCAACTTCGTTACAACCTTCTTAAGAAACTCATCACTCAATTTGCATGAAACTTTCGAAGTGAGAACTTCTTTAGTCTGACTGCTAAATGAAGGATTCTCCACAAAGCAATGAATGAACACTGCCAGAGAGTCACGAACAAGTGCTGGTTTAACTTTAATTTTCTTCTTAGTCTCCAGATAATTCACAATATGCGAAACAATCTGATTCGTAATTTCATCCACATGCTTGCCGGACCGGGTCCAAATGCCGTTAACAAACGAAACATTAAACGCACGATCAAATGTACTATCGGCGACTGCAATCTGCCAGCCCACTTGGGGAGCGTCTGTGACGATGGCTGTATCTTTCGTCAGATACCAGGAAGCGTACGTTGTAAGATCGCGAAACTTAACTGGTGTGCCGCACCATGTAACGCGAACTTCTTTCCCAACTGTCATTGCAAGATCAAACACTCGTCGCTGAATGACCTTGAGTAAACCTTCGGGGATAGATGCATCCTTCCAGCCAAATCGAGCAAAGTCTGGAGTCCATTCAATCTGAACATATGGCTTTACCTTTGCTGATTTTACAGACGGCTCTCCAATTTTAGACATGTTATTTTCGAATGTTTGTACGTATTTAAGTTCACGAACGCCGTCTACGACAGTGATCTTGAGCTGCTTAGCAAAGATATTTACAAGTTTAACTCCGTAACCATTCTTGCCACCAACTAGCTTTTTCTCTTCCTTATCGTAGTTTGTAGATGTGAGTAGCTCTCCAAAGATCATTTGAGGAATATAAACACCGTAGTCCGGATGTTTTTCGACATCAATAGACTCACCGTCGTTCTTGATCGTTACAACATTATCGGCAACGCTAATATCAATTGTCTTTACAGGATTCTTTGAACCTTTCTGGCGAAGACGTACGACGTGATCGTGTGCATTCACAAGTAGTTCATCAAAGAGCTTGTAAAATCCAGGATTAAAGTTTGAAATTGTCTCAAGGACAAAGCTATCGTCTTTTACTACAAATAGTTCATCGTTCGAATTCTCAATGCTGCCGATATAGGTATCGGGCAAAGACAGAATGTGCTCACGATGCGTATGCTTGCGGTACTGTTTAGAAAGATCAGCCATTCTGTGTATCATTCTTTTTTATGAAAATCTAAAAATTCGTTTTGAATATAAACTATCTCATCTCATCAGAAATTCACGAGTACCTTCATAGTTATCCTCCAATCGACATACAAGATGTCCAATGCCCGGAAATAATCCCGCTACGGATCTGTACTGTATTACTCGTTCGATGGTCGGATTGTACATATAATCCCAATCAGTAATAGTTTCAAGCATATTTATTGTCATGCCTGTTGTTACAGCATAATTATATGCGTATGTTGAAAACACTATCTCTTCGCGAGCATAATCGCGGAGTGTTGTATCGCATGAAATTGCTTCAACGCTCTTCATATCCGCCGCAACATCTTTTGCGACTTCATACGGAAAAATGCTTCCAGACCACTGGCCTCCTTTGAGCCACTTAAACTTCTTAAACAGGTGATGGATTGGTATATCCTTTTCGAACCTATCGTATAGCCACGGAATCTCACTACCGTTTTCTAGAATATAAGATGATGAACTCTCAATACGTTCAATCGGAACAGGCATCGTATGCTGACCTCTGCTTAAGCTAAGTAGAGAGGTGTGATTGATCAACCCAATTCGAGGAAACGTGGGAACGTCATAATGTCTGAAAAAAGCAGATCCAGAACTCATCATTAGGGCATTCGTAAAAGTAACATTCTCAATCGCAAACTCAAGTGCACGACAGATACCGTGTGTAAGAGCTACAGACCATCTGTGTCCCGTTGTTTTGATAGGGTTTCGAACCATCCATGCAAAGTCAGGGAGAGTATTTTCGTCAATCATAATCTCCGAATTGCAATGAACTATCCATAAAAAGCGACCATGAACGTATTTCTTAATGTTATCGGCAATATGCCAAATCATGTTATTTTTCTGGTGAACAAGTGATACAATAATCATATCATAGTGACCTGACGGTAGTGTTTGTCTGAATTGTCTACTTACTGTTGCTTCTTCAAACGCCGACATTGTCATATATAGTCCTGTATCTTAAAATATAATTATATGTATATAAATGGACGTTGTTATAGTATGTGTTATTATTGGTATCGTGCTGAGTGCAATTCTTTCTGCGGTGTTCGGTGTCTACAGTAAGGCTACTGCTACTCCCTACATTCGTACACTCTTTGGTATGTCGTCTATTGATCTAATTTCCGGAGTAACATTAGCAGTAATTATCGCCGCCTTCTTTTTACTTGCAGTTGTTTCGGGTCTTATTCGCGATCTAACGTATCCTATGAAGAGCCCGGTAAAGTTTACGATCGAAGCACTTCTTATGGGGTTCCTACCTGCGTTCGTTTTCCTACTCATGGCGGTCTTCAGAGGGTACCCGATTAATGGAACAGTGCTTGAAGAATTTGCTCTTCTTGCTGCCAAGTTTGGTATTTTACACGTTCTACTACAGTTTAGTGGATTCTACAGCTTTGTTTTTCCTCCTAAGTAAATTATATTAAATAACGATTCGTCAGAAGAAATGCTGTATCCGATTCATCCCACATTCCATGATCTTTAAAGCGCTGAACCTTTTCAGCTGTAGTTGGTAAATAATTACAATGAACCATCTTTGCTTTAGTAGTTTTACCTTGATTGAAGTATATCTCACCGTTGGGGTATTCTTCAGTTGATAGTTTAGTTATCTGAATACCAATAATTTGAGGATATACACGATTAAATGCATGTTGATCATTTGCAGTTTTATTTGTAGAGTTAGTCAACCATTGAACCGATTTTTGTATAAGAGAATTTGCAAAATAACTACTTCTTGCAAGAAAGAATCCTGTACATGCTCCCCATAAATCATCTTGCATAACAAAATTACCACGTTTTGACAAAACATCATTCAAGCAGTTCTCAAAAAATACAATATCATTATCAACCCACAGTATTTCATGATCAAGACCCATGTTCATTTTGATCACCTCGAGTTTTTTTAGTGTAATTGAATTAAACTGTAAACTACCATAGACAGCAACTTCGGTTTGACTATTAAGGATATAACAATGGAATAAATTCATTGGAATACCAACTTTCATAGCAGAATTAAGCATATTTTTCATCATTGGAAGTTGAGCATCGTTTGTCATGCAGACAATTCGCATTTGTTTACAGAATACACGATTAAATAAACTAAATGGTTGGTCGCAAGACAAAGGTTGTAAAGAAAGAGATAGAAGTTGACGAAGCTCCTGTTATATTTCGATTAAAGGTAAATGAGGAAACACCTGAACAGGTAATTCCAATTGGCGATGTAGTTTCATACTCGGATATCCTAACGTCAGTTGAAACGTCTAAGGTATCTGAGCGATTTAATACAGATATTCTAAAGAAAATTCTGGAAAACGTTGTAACCGATTCATACTCTGAACATACTGCGTGTTTTTGGTGTTGCAACGGATTCAGCTGGGTTGCAACCGTTCTTCCAATTTCATACGATATTTATAAAAATAAATATTCATGCGAAGGTAATTTCTGTTCTCCCGAATGTGCGCTAGCGCATCTATATGC